TTGGCAGCTTCCCCGACCTGACCGCCAAACAGGTCGTCGCGGCACTGCCCTCTATCCGACTGCGCATCGAGGCCGGGGCCAACTCGACGCTCTCCAAGTGGGCGACCACGGGCGAGCTGCTGAACTGGTTCGCTGAGCGATACGCCCGGGACCGTAGCCTCTCGGACAAACGCAAGAAGACCGGCGCGTCGATGATCAAATGCCACCTTATGCCGTGCCTGGGCGAAACACCCTTGGCCAACATCGACAAAGCCACCCTCGACAGCCAGCTCATGTGGCCGATGCAGGAAAGTGTCTCCATCGACTACGTGCGATCGGCATTCCAGTTGCTGGCGCTGGCGTTTGGTCAGGCATTCAAACTGCGCCTGATATCGGCCAACCCGATGAAGGACATCAAATTCAAAGACTTCTCAACAGCCAAGGTCGGCATCAAGGCGTCCAGGCTGCGCGGTACCCAATTACAGGATCTGCTTCACCATCTGGCAGGGGTCATCGAATCCAATCCGCACGACGGCATGTTGGCAGTGATGATGCTCTGCCACGGCACGCGCATCGGCGAAACCCGGCAGGCCCGCTGGTCCCACATCAGCTTGGCCGAGCGTGAGTGGTTCATTCCCAGCGAGAACACCAAGACCGGCGTCGAGCATCACTTGCCACTGACAGACCAAGTGCGGCAGTTGCTGATCTGGTACCGCGACAAACAGCAGACCGGTGGCTATGACGGGCAGTTCCTGTTCCCCGGTCGCGGCGGTGCGGGTCTCAGTGAGGGCCGGGCCAGTGCCGTGTTCGCTCGGGTAGGGAAGGGCGAGTGGACCAGCCATGACCTTCGCAAACTGGCTCGCACGTGCTGGGCAGACATCGGCATCGATCACCTGATTGGTGAGCTGCTGATCAACCACGCCATGGGCCACAACGTGAAGGTCTACGTCCAGTCAGGCGTTATGGACCGCAAGCGTGATGCCCTGATCAAGTGGAACGCCCATCTAGACGGGAAAGGCTTCGGCCTCATTCACACATTGACCGGCTTTAGATTCGAAGATTCTGATAATCAGCTACAGACCACGGATGGCGTGGCCTCTGGCGCAGTTGCCAACACCACCATAGGCGAGGTTTAAAAATGATGATTATGGTCGATCACCGCCGAAAGCTGGCAGTCCAGCCCGGCGATATCAGTTCGATGCAGATGGCGCAGGGCATCGGTGGCCGCTGGATTTTGGAGCTGCACATGATCTCTGGCAGGGAGATTGTGATACCGGCCAGCAACGACCTCGGCCAAGTCGATCTGAACGTGATCCATGCCCAGTTAATGGAGGCAAGCGAGTGAGGAAGAGTCACGGCCCAGCCTTTCGCAAGGTGATGAAGCCGCTCCGAGCTTGCTACGACTGTCGCGGCAGCGGTCTTCGCATGGGCATGTTCCATCAATTGGAATGCGCTACCTGTAACGCGTCGGGCTGGGTCTGCGCCGAAACGGGCGAGGCGCTGCCTCTGGCTGACCTGGTGCTGCAACTGGGCATGAAGCTTCGGGCCGTGGAGCGCGAACTGGCTTTGGCCGATCAGCAGTCAGGCCCGCAGCAGCAATACGAACAGAACAACCGCCGCGGCGCCGGCGGATCGAATTACACAGGGGATTAAGCGATGGGCATCTATAACGACGTGATGGGCACCCTGGTACGTGTACTGGCCGCCGACAACATCGACAACAGCACCAAGCAGAGCTGGCAGAAGCTGATCGATGCTGACCTTCGCCAGGGTGGCAACGGCAGTTCGATCTCTGTCCGAGACAAATTCGATTACGACTGCTGCCTGTATGCGCTGCTGCATCGCGAGCTGGCCCCGGCTCAATGGGACGTGCTGGTAGCCAAGTATTCAACGCATAAGGCGAACAAGGTGGCCTCGATTGGTCGTCTCGCGAGCCGCATCACGTCACCGGCGCCGCAACTCTTCCTTTATAAGGCGCTGACTGCGTGGGCAATCCCGCAGCTCAAAGGCGTCCAGACTGGCAAGCGCTCCACAGACATGATCGTGTTGCCTGCTGAGTTCTACGACATGAACACATGGGACCCGGCAGCCTCCCCGGAGCGGACTCGTCGAGGCTGGAGGGCTGGGATCCATAAGCGCCTTGAGTCGTTGGAAGAGGCGGCAGTGATTCACGCCACCGAGCTTTTCGACCTGGAACAGATATTCCTTGACGCCGCTTGACGAATCGGCCGATTGGCCGTAAATTCACCCCATCATGTCGATCCTACGCGTTATGAGAGAAGACCCCAAAAGCCCAGCCACCAAGCTGGGCTTTTTTGTTTCCACAAACAGAAAACCCGGCCGAATTTGAGCCGGGTTTTCTTCTTTTATCGTCGATTTTGTTGCATAGTTAGCAGCTGCAATTGTTCGAGTAGCGACGGTGGAAGCGAACAGGGATATGGTGTTTGAGGCTCTTGGCATCGTAGCGCGCCGAGCCGATGAGCGAGGCTTGATCCTGGCCGAGTTCATGGCAGCGGCTGCTGGAAGTTGGAAGATGGAAGAAGAGTTACTCCAGCATTTGATTGAGGTTGAGCTTCTGGTCCTTGATGGTGCCACGGAACATGCTGCCGCGAGAGTTCGTCTCACTTCATCTGGGCGCGATCTACTCACGCGGGAATCCACTCGACGTTCGTGATGCCAAGTCTCTCTGCCTGAGGCTTACTCAGTTTGGGCACTGGGTCGGTTCGATATTTAGGGATCTGACCGATACCAGCATCCAGAGTCGCCCAATGCCACGCTTCCGCATTGCTCATTGTGGCCGCGCGGACATAGAAAGATTTGTAAGTGCCGTGTAATAGGTAATCGATACGGTAGTGATGTTCCAGTGGCATGGCGGGCTCTCGTTATGACAATGTCACCAGATTGATAAAAAGCCTCCCGAGAAGATTCATAGATTTTTTCAATGCTTTACATAGATTTCAAGCCTCGGCATTTGCCGGGGCTTTTTGCATTCTGGAGTGACGGATGGACCCTACTGACCTCGGACCAGGCACAGCTACCTGGCTGGGCGGTACTGGCACGGTGTTGCTTGCGGGCTTCTTGTGGCTGCGCAAGTTTCTCTCGCGGGACGCAGCCGATCGGGCGATGGATAACGCCGATATTGGCACGGTCCGCCGGCTGAACGAGCTGTTGGACTCAGAGCGCCAAGCGCGCAGGGAGGCCGAAGCACGTGCCGATCAGTTCGCCAAAGAACGTAACGAGCTCGCCGCAGCAGTTGGCCGGATGGAAGGGAAGATTGAAGCCCTCACCAGCCAGGTCGCCCAGCTGACTCAGCGTGTCACCCAGCAAAGCGACGAGATCACTCGGCTTCGCACCAAGTTGGGAGGAATCAACTGATGGACAAATGCGCACTCAACTTCATTGCACGTCATTGGTGGCGTCGGGTAGAGGTTTGGCTGATCGCTATTCTGCTGCTATCGGGTGGTGCCATGCTCGGCTTCCAGGCGGCGCAGTGGTCGCTCGCCGGTTGGTATAGCGCTCAGGTCTCAGAGGTTCGCCGCGGCTATGACGAAGCCACAAAGCAGCGTGATCTCCGACTCACCAAGTTGGCGGACAAGACCACTGATGCTGCGTCGAAGGTTGAAGCAGCGTCAGCCAGCGCTGTTCATGCGGCAGATACTGCGAGCAAGGCTGCTGATAAGGTCAATGAGGCGGTGGAGCGGCAGAGCCCATGACCGCCGCGCTCAAGCTTGTTCCCCTCTGGGTATGGGCAGCACTCGGTCTGCTGACATCTATTGGCTATTTGGCGTGGCGGCTGGATGGCGTTAAGGCTGATCGTGTCGCCGTGACACTGGAGCGAGACACCGCTAAGGCCAAGGCCGCGTCATTGGCAGACACGCTGCGCCTACAGCGCCAAATCACCCAAGACATTGATCAGGTAGCCGACGATGCGAAAGCGAACGCCGACCACGTTACTGCTGCTGTCGTTATTGCTGATAGCCGGGCTGACAGCCTGCAGCAGCAAATCACCAACCTCCTTGCCGCCAGAAAGTCCTGTCCTGCCCCGGCTGCCGCTGGAGGCAAGACAAGAGACGACCTTGCCACAGTGCTTGCCGACCTGCGTCGAAGCGCTGACGAAAGAGCGGGAAGCCTGGCTGAAGCGCTTGACCGCAGTCGAATAGCCGGTCTGGCCTGCGAGGCTGCTTACTCAGCGGCACAGAACAGATGAAGAAATCCTGGTCGGTTACAGCGCCAGGCTATCCACCATTCCCCTTGATCATGCAAGAAGACCACGACCACGCTGGTGCACTGGCATTCGCCCAGGGCATCTGGCCCAACGCAACTGTGAGGTAGTCAATGGCTCGCCCGTGTCGTTCCTTCGGTTGCCCCGCGCTGGTAAAGACAGCGGACCAGAAGGGCTACTGCGATGCGCATGCCGATCTCCGATCTGGCTGGAGTAAGCGCGAAGACAGGTCAGGCAGCACGACCTCCCGCAATTACGGTCATGCCTGGCGCATCCAGCGCGCTCGAATCCTCAAGCGTGATCACTACCTTTGCCAGTTGTGCGCAAGGTCGGGTCGGGTTGAGTCTGCGAACGAGGTTGACCACGTGATCAGCCGTGCAAATGGCGGCACCGAGGACGATGACAACCTCCAGTCCCTGTGCGGCCCATGCCACAAGGCCAAAACGGCGTCGGAAAGGGGCAAATCGGTCGGTTCTGGTCGCGAATCTCGCTAATGAGAACGAATCGCAGGGGGAGGGGCAAAAGTTCAGGCCTTTCGTTGACATGACCGTCCCCTTGGCCTTTTACACGCGCCCGCGAAAAATGAATTTCAGGAGTTGAGCGAATGCCGGGGGTCAAGGGGCGCTCCGGCCGTCGCCCGAAACCCACGGCCAGCAAGGAGTTGGCCGGGAATCCCGGCAAACGAAAACTCAACAAAGATGAGCCCAGTTTTGAGCTTGTCACCAATATCGACCCCCCGGAGTGGCTATGTCCGAACTCACAAGAGATGTGGGCCAGGGTCGTTCCGGCGCTCCTGGCTGAAAAGGTCTTGTGCGTCACCGATCTGCACAACGTCGAGGCGTTCTGTACTGCCTATGCCAACTGGCGGGCGTCACAGGCTTCGGTCGTGCAGTTCGGCATTGTCGTCACCTCGGCGATGGGGTCGCCCATCAAAAATCCTGCGCTCACCGCCGCGAAAGAAGCGATGGCGCAGATGGTCACCTTCGGCTCGCTGCTTGGGCTCGATCCGTCGAGCCGCACGCGACTTGTGGGGGCCAAAAAGACCGGCGAAGCCAACCCCTTTGGCTCACTACTCAACGGATAACCATGGCCTTCAAATACCCGAACGTCGAAGCGGCGAACCGCTGGGCGCGCGCGGTTATTCGGGGCCAGGTACCGGCGTGCCGTTATGTTCGGTTGGCATGTCAGCGACACATTGATGACCTGATCAAAAGTAAGTCGGCCAGCTTTGCGTACAAGTTCGATCCGAAGAAGGCCGAGAAATACCTCAAGCTTGCGCAGTTGATGCCGCACGTCAAAGGCGAGTGGGCTCGCAAGCGGCAGCTGATCACCCTGGAGCCTTGGCAAAAGTTTGGTCTGGCTGCGACCTTCGGCTGGGTAAAGAAGCGCTCCGGCCTGCGCCGTTTCCGCGAGAGCTAC